TACAACGCCTATTTTCCGAAGGCGAAAACAACACAATGATACCTGTCCATAACTGGATGGCTTTCGCTGAAAAGCAAGGTATGAAAGGTGCTATTGACCTTGTAGACATTACCCCATTCTCTACTGCATTAATGGCTTGTTACCAAGCTATGGAACAGGTCAAAGGGCAAATTTACGAATTAATGGGTATTGCCGACATTCAAAGAGGTCAAACTGACCCCAATGAAACACTTGGCGCACAAATTATTAAGAGTAATAATGCAGCAGGTCGCCTCAAAACTATGCAACACGCAGTTGTAGACTTTGCAACCTCGCTGCTTTCTATTAAAGCGCAGATTATTTGTAACCACTTTACCGATGACACGCTAGTCAAGATTTCTGGTGCTATGCAACTGTCTGATGAGGACAAAAAACTCATTCCACAAGCTATTGAGTTACTAAGAAACGAAGCGTCTAAAAATTTCCGCATAGAAGTCACTTCTGACTCTATGATTTACCAAGACGAACAGCAAGAAAAAGCCGACAGAATGGCTTTCTTGCAAGCTGTGGGTGGTTTCTTCCAGTCCGCAGTACCATTGGTACAGTCACAGCCTGAATTAGCGCCTATGGCTATTGAAATGTTGAAGTTTGGTGTTACTGCGTTTAAAGCAGGTAAGCAGTTAGAAGGCATTATTGACGAAACTGCTGACAAATTGCGCCAACAAGCCAAGCAAGCAGAAGGACAGCCTAAACCACCTAGCCCTGAACAACAGAAAATGCAGATGACTATGCAGTTAGAGCAAGCTAAAATGCAAGCGGCTCAACAAGAGGCCCAACAAGCTGCCCAGCTTGAGCAAGCTAAACTTCAAGCCCAAATGCAACTTGAAAAGGCTAAACAAGAGTACCAAGCGCAAGAAAACCAGCTTAAATTCCAACTTGAAAACGATAGAAATGAGCGTGAAGCCCAATTTACCGCACAGTTAGAACAAATGAAGATTGCGTCTGCTGAAAAGAAATCAGAATTGGACAATAACAAGTCTATTCTCGTTGCTTACCTAGACAATGCCAATAAGATAGAAACTGCTAGAATTGGCGCAGGATTAGATGATGGTTCTGCCGCTTATACCGCTAATGTAGAAACAGCTAAATTGTTACAAGATATAATGGGGTACGATATGGTAAAACATCCTTTAGAACCAGCTATACAAGAATTGCAACTGCACAATCAACAGTTAGCGCAAATGATTGCTGCATTGCATGAAAAACTTGCCCAACCTAAAACAGTTGTCCGTGATGAAAACGGCAGAATTATAGGGGTTAAATAATGGCTATTACAGTTAAGCATAAGTTTGTCAGCGCAATACCTGACGGTGCTGACGCAACCGTAGTAAGACCGTCTAATTGGAATGATGACCACGACCTAACAGGTACTATTCCTGTAGCCAATGGTGGTACTGGTGCTACGACTTTGACAGGTTATGTCTATGGTAATGGCACAAGTGCGATGACAGCCAGCACGACTGTACCAAGCACCGCTATTACAGGTCTTGGCACAATGTCTACGCAAAATGCCAATGCTGTAGCGGTTACAGGTGGTAGTGTTGATGGCACGACTATTGGTGCAACAACAGCGTCTACAGGCATATTTACCTATGCCTCTACCACTTCTTATACTAGCACTACCCCTGCACTTAGTTATAACGCTTCTAATTCTTGTTTTGTTAATGGGGCTACCGTTTCAGGTAGTTACTTGCAAAACATTATGCAAAATAAAAGCGCAACAGCAGGTGCTTCTACCAACTTTGCGGTCAGTAATAACTTAGGCACAGACTCTACCTATTATGGTGAGTTTGGCATGAATTCTTCAGTATTTAGTGCTTCAACCCCTGCCGATTATTTTAGTATTAATAATGGTGTTTATTATTCAGGACATGACGGTGATTTAAGCTATGGCTCGGGAAATGGTTATAAAACCTATTTTGCATGGGGAACTACAGGTCAGTCAGCCCATGTCATTAATGTGTCAGGTGCTATTGGATTAAATACCAACTTAGGCACAACCCCAGCTTTAAGCGGTACAACTAACTTTGGTACTAGCGGACAAGTCTTAACTTCAGGTGGAAGCGCAGCAACCCCTACTTGGACTACACCTACAACTGGTACTGTTACAAGCGTAACTGGTACAGCCCCTGTAGTTTCTAGCGGTGGTGCTACCCCTGCTATTAGTATGGCTGCCGCCACAACAAGCGTAAATGGCTACCTTACAAGCACAGACTGGACTACCTTTAATGGTAAACAAGCCACATTAGTTAGTGGCACAAACATTAAAACAGTTAGTGGTACTACTTTATTAGGGTCAGGTGACTTAGGTGTAATTGGTGCTACTTATGGCGGTACTGGTCAGTCTGTCTATGCAGTAGGCGATATTGTTTACGCTTCTACTACTACAGCACTTTCTAAACTTGCTGATGTCGCTACAGGAAATGCTTTAATTTCAGGTGGTGTTGGTGTTGCTCCTAGCTACGGAAAAATTGGTCTTACAACTCATGTGTCAGGCACTTTACCAATAGCCAATGGTGGTACAAACGCAACCACAGCCAGTATTACTTCATTTAATAACATTACAGGCTACACAGCTTCAGGCGCAACAGGAACAACCAGTACAAACTTAGTATTCTCTACTGCGCCTACAGTAACAAACCCTACGCTAACTGGCTTTATTGAAACAGTTTATGCCGCCACAGGAACAACTCCAGCACTTAGCCCTACAAACGGCACTATTCAGACTTGGACACTTTCAGGCTCGTCTACTCCGACTGCTGGTACATGGACTGCTGGTGCAAGTCTTTCATTACAGATTACTGCCAGTACAAACACAATTACATGGTCAAGTATGCCTGTAACTTGGATGGGTGGTACTGCTCCTACGCTTTCTACTACAGTAACTACGAATATTGAACTGTGGAAAATTGGCTCAACAATTTATGGTGCTTTGGTAGGGTTAGCTTAATGCTTAGTAAAATGCTTAGAGGTAGTGTCAATAACACTACAAACCCAGCAGGACCAACTGACCCTAACTTTAACCAAGTTAGTCTATTGCTTCATGGTGATGGAACAAATGGCGCACAGAATAATACCTTTTTAGATTCTTCTACCAATAACTTTACTGTTACTCGTAACGGAAATACTACACAAGGTACTAATACACCATTTAGTCAAGCTGCTGGGTATTGGAGTAATTACTTTGATGGTAGTAGTACTTATCTTAACGCTGGTATTAGTTCAGCATACACATTCGGAACAGGTGATTTTACTGTTGAATGTTGGGTGTACCCACAAGTTATTGTTGATAGTGGAATATTTCAACAAGGAACAAGTCTTTTTCCAACAAGCACTACAAATAGTGTTGCATTTGGAGTAAACACAAGTAACACTTGGCAAATATACGCTAAAAATACTAATACAAATTCAACAGCAACTATAGCAAAAAATACATGGAATCACGCTGCACTTGTTAGATATTCGGGAACAACCACATTATATATTAACGGAGTTGCTGTAATAACAATTGCTTCTGATACAACAAACTACACAGGAACATATTTTGGTATTGGCGGTATTTATGGTGGCAATTACTTTACTGGTTACATTTCAAACATTCGTATTGTCAAAGGTACAGCAGTCTATACTTCTGCATTTACACCTTCTACAACACCATTAACTGCCATAACAAATACAAGCCTACTTACTTGCCAATCTAATTACTTTAAAGATAATTCAAGTAACAACTTTACTGTAACGGCTACAGGTACACCTTCAGTAGAACCATTTAGTCCTTTTGCACCTACTTCTGCATACAGCACAAGTGTTAATGGTGGAAGTATTACATCAGATGGCTATCCTAATTATCTCTATGTTCCTAGTTGTTTTGCAGTTGGAACTAATAATTTTACAGTTGAAGGTTGGTTTAATTACCCTACTGTATCTAATAATGGTGGGGTTTTTGGAAGTATTCCAAGCACTACTTTAACAAATGGTCAATTTGGTGTGGGTTTAACAAGTGCCACTACACTTTATACAATTCAAAGTAATTCTGGCGGTAATAGAACAGTTCCTACCATATATGCTAATACTTGGCATCATATTGCTTATGTAAGAAATTCTGGAGTAGGTACATGGTATTTGGATGGAGTGTCTTTTTATTCTGTTGCAGATACTTATAATTACACAGATGCAAATATGATTACCAACGGATTTTATAATTCCGATGGTGTTAGACCAATTACTACATCCAATATAAGAATTGTTAAAGGCACAGCAGTCTACACCGCTAACTTCACCCCACCAACAGCACCTCTTACAGCCATTACCAATACTTCATTACTCCTTAGTGGAACTAATGCTGGTATCTATGACAACGCTATTAAGAATGATTTAGAAACTGTAGGTACTGCACAAGTTAGTACAAGTGTAGTGAAGTACGGTACAGGGTCTATGAAGTTTACTGGCTATACAAGTGGTATGTATTTAAAAGCCCCACCCTCACAACAATATTATTTTGGCACTGGTGATTTTACTATTGAATGTTGGGTATATGCAAATAACACAACACAAAATGGTGGCGTTTTTCAGTTAGCTACGACATATTTTAGTGCATCGTATACAAACCAATTAGCTATGCAAGCGTTTAATGGAAATTTATATTTAAATAATAATGCTGGTGCTAATGGCTCTTATGCTTATTCTGCAAATATTTGGTATCACTTAGCGGCATCAAGGCAAGGAACTTCTTTAAAGTTTTTTGTAAACGGAACACAATCAGGTGCTACCATAACTGATTCTACAAACTACACAGGTACATATTTAGTTGTAGGAGCATTGTATGACACGCCTTATTCTTTTGATGGATACATAGATGACCTACGAATCACCAAAGGCATAGCACGATACACAGCAACTTTCACTCCACCTACTTCAGCCTTCCCTAACTCCTAAAGGATTTATATGTTAATTGCCCAACTTACAGACGGAGTGGTAACTAATGTAGCTGATTATCAGTCTATGTTTCCTGACACATCGTTTCCTACTTCAGGCCCTAATGCCGATTTTATGGTTCAAAACAACTGTATGTATGTCAATGTTTATCTGCCCTATGATTCCCAAACCCAAAAGTTAGTGCCAGCCACGCCTTATGTGCAAGTAGATGACCCAACACAGCCTTTAAACTGGGTTTACACAGTAGAAGTAGCAGAATTGACTCCCGAAGAAATACAACAAATGCACGACAGTCAAGCCGCTCAAAATCAAAAGACTGCTAGTGACTTGCTATACGCTACCGACTGGACAACCATTCCTGATGTTGCAAACCCTGAAAATGACCCCTATTTGACTAACCAAGCAGAGTTTTTAGCCTATAGAAATACTGTGCGGAAAATTGCCGTAAACCCTACATGGGATGCAGTATTTCCTGAACAGCCAGTAGCTACTTGGTCTAAATAATGGCTACTGCTTTTCAAGTCAATGCGTTTCAAAATGACGCATTTCAAATTGTTATTACTCCTATTGCTGGGCATAGTGGTGGTGATGACGCTTGGACACCAGAGGAAAGAAAACGCTATAAAGCCTTACAAAAGAAGTTAAGAATTGCCGAAGAAAAGCGAATTATTGCTGAAAAAGAAAGCAAAGAGTCTCGCAAACAAGCTATTGCTGATTTAGTAGACCCACCAAAAGTAAGCAAACGCAAACAAAATAAAGTAGAATTAAAACAAGAGCTTAGTGTTGATACACCGTCAGACATAGCAGCCATTGACAGGTACATTGCTAATCTTGAAAAACAAAGACAAAACCTGTTTGATGCGGTGCAACTCAGGCAAGCCAAAGCTCTATTAGAGCAAGAGTTGGCGGTCTTAGAAGCAAAGCGTCAGGCTGAACTAGATGACGAGGAAGCCCTATTACTACTTTTGTAAACCCCCACGCAGAATATAAAAAGTCATACGAACATTTACACGCTGGGCGCTATGACGCTGGTTTTAGGTTATTTGAATACCGTTGGCATCCTGAAGTCCTTGCCAATCAAACAACTGCCTATACTAAAAAGCCTGAAGGCCCTG